AATCTAGTTCTGCACCGTATGCTGTATTGAATGCTACGCAAACGAATTTGAGTGCAGGATCTTCTTTGGGTTTAGGTTTGGCACCAGCAGCACGAAGTTGCCTCCATGTCATCACATCATCGTGAGGGCGTTGTGCTTTGTAAAATGGTTCCAGAGCAGCATACTCACGAACTGTGAGTGTATGTCGGGGAGGGAGAGTGCCTTGTGTCATACTTCAAGTAAAGAGAGTTGAATGTGGTCGCAGCAAGAGTCGTCGTCTTGCAAGTCTAGCATATCAGTGTCAATGTGGGTAACGAGTTTATTGAAAAGAAAATCAACAAACTCAAGATCTTCTTTAGAAAACATTAGGCGAAAGAAGTGTAGGTGTGATCAGGATAGATGCCGTATTCTTCACAACGGCACTCGTAAGCAATACGCTTCAGTAACTCAATGTCGTATTGTTCGATGCTGTTGAGAATCTGGCGGCGAAGTTGCTTGGTTTCAGTGTCGTCAGTGATCATGGGTCGTTCCCTTGACTACCTTAGTAGTATAAGGGCAAAACCATCCCAGCTGGGGGTGGGGTGGACAGTTCTCAAACTGGATTGACTTCCTCAATCTGAGTGACTGGCACCCTATGCTCACCTGCTACAAGATACCAATGCTCTCCATCTTCCTCACCAAGATACTTCAATTCATCTTCAGGGAATGAATTCTCTCTCAGCATCGCTTGAAGTTGCAAGTGCATCAATTCACTTTTTGTAGGACTGTTCATTTGGTCTCAGCAATGTCCTATCACAGTAGCACAGGTACTAACCGTCTGTCAATGGTCTCGCTGTGTTCTGCCAAATAATATCACCGTATGCATCTACAACATATGCATGAATGTAATGATCCTCATCAGGACAATACTCTGGTGATGGGAACCACGATCCAGCATTGAGTGAAGCAATTGATTCATTTTCAAATCTAATTGTATTAAACAACCCTTGCTTCATGATGTCTAAAATGTAATCATCAATAAATTCAGAATAGAATGCATTAACCACATTCTTCTTTGCTTCGTCTAGTTGATTATATTTTGTGAGGTCAAAGTATACCAGCACACACTGATATCTCTGTGCATATGATGCAATCAAATCAAATAATTGTAGTTCGTTACCTTGTACAATCATGCTCCTGCTCCATCATCCATTTGACTTTCAAGGTTTTTAATAAAGTCTTCTAACCACTCTCTTCTTTCTGCCTTTTGTTCATCTGTGAGTTCAAGTTCAGTTGGTGCATCTTGTACTTGAGAATCATTCTGTACTTTATCATATTCTAGCAGCAGTCTGCTGAAGTAATTATTCTCAGTAAGAGACTTCAGAACCAGATAGTTTGCAACCTTTTCTCTGAATAGTTTCAAATAATGTTTTCCAATAGGAAGATACTGAGTTTCAGTTGTCAAATATCCTTCGCCAGGATAATCTACAGAATATACTTTTTTATAAAAATCTGGAGAAATAGGAAATTTAGTAGATTCAGGATCTACAGAAAACTCAGTTTGATCAGTTAATTGCCTTAGTTTCTGTCTGTATACTGTGTATAGTTCTCTATCTTCAGCACTGAGTGGAGAATCAGATGCCAGTGCCCAGTCAGTTTCAGACAACAGGAAGTTTCTTGCAAGTCTTAGACTGAATGGAGAAACTTCTTTCTGCTTTTGATACATGCGAGTGAGTTCTAGTTGGAACTCAGTGTTCTCAATAGAATCAATAAGATAATATGATTCTACCAGTTTATTTTTTAGTGCAAGACCTTCAGCAGCACCAAGTTGCTCCATCTCATAGTCAACCCATTCATATTCACCAGTCTTAAAATTCTTCTTGAAGCGTCTACGCTTGGCATAATATGTTTCATTGGTAAACCAACTAAACATGATTAGTTTATCCTTGTCACTATCCCATAGAGGATACAAGAATGGTGCAATCTCATCCTTCCAGAGACTGTCAGGGATAGTCTTTGACATCCCATTATATGTAATTTCCTGCTGAACAGTGTCAAGTTGGACTTGCAACACAGGTATGTCAGATGAATTATACGTTGACATGTTGTTGAATATAGTCTCCAGATGTATTTAGAACGCTTTGATCAGATACTTACATAATCTATATGGGTGAATCAATGGAATATCAAAATCAGGATCAAGTGATGCTATTGGTTCCACCTTAGTAGTTGATTTCATTGTTAGTCTAGCATCAGTTGCACCGAGACCAGAACTGTATGTAATCGATGGACCAGTCTCACCCTGAACAGTATATGTTAGAGAGTCAATCGCTGGTTTTGAAATAGCACCAGCACTTGGTACGAATACTAGTTCAGTAACTTTCTCTTTCCACAGAATAATTTCAGCAATGCCATAGTGGTCACTATTAAAATCATTATCATTTGCTCCAGATGCAATAGATCTGGGTTGTTCAATCTTAAACTTTGTACCAGTCTGTTTTGCAGCTGCAGGTAAAGCAACAGAATATGTATACCATTTAGTATCACCAGAAGCACCATCCCATGCCTGAGACACTGCAGGAACATCACCAATAATAGGATCAGTTCTAGTTGCATTTGGATTGACAATAGTATCCATCAACTGCCATGTTGTAGAACCAGACAACTGATAATATACTCTAAGTGTTTCTTCTGGTATGTCACCACCATTTACACCATTACCTCTACAGCATTTGATCGAGAAATAATTGACATTTGTACAGTCTGCACTAACTGTTTCAGCAAATCTAGTTTTATCTGTTTGAGCATTTTGTCCACCAAACTTTAGATATCTTGTATATTGCTGCGAAGAGTTTGTTGTTAATGTCAAATCACTTACAGTTCCTGCTGCAATATCAACTTGAGCATTGACAATAGTACCACCAGCAGCACCATTCATGATATAAACATATGGAATTTCTTGGTATCCAGTACCGCCACTTGTTAATGCAACACTGGTTACCGTATTAGAACCAGAGAGTGTACATGTTGCTGTTGCTCCGTTTCCACCACCGCCAACAATATAGACAGATGGAGTTGCAGTTGGTAGTTTAAAGTCACCTGCTGTTCCTTGACCAGAACCACTACTATAAACATCAACATCCCAGTCATCTGCTGTTGCAGATCCTTTTGTAATTACATCACCAACAGATACTGTAGTTATACCACCTTCATATCCAGTGATGACACCCAGAGCAACCTTTACATATCCACCACTACCACTAGATGTTGATCCACTACTAGAACCAGATGCAGACACACCAGAACCACCACTACCAACAACAACAGTTGCGGATGCAGGATTATCCATGTCTGCCCATGGCGTGTTTCCATTCCAGGAACCACCGCCTCCGCCTCCGCCACCACCAGGAGTCCAGTAATCATTATTATATGCTACAACTAACCTTACTTTACCTGTTGTTCTTCCTGATGTAGCTAGTGAACCATTGGTGAAGTAATCAGTTCTGTAAGAACTGACACCCGATAGTCCACCACCGCCACCACCGTGACCGCCGTCAGCACCAGGACCACCACCAGGACCAGAAGAACCACCACCGTTACCAATACCACCAAAGGTTAGACCATTGACAGCACAACCGCCGCCACCGCCTCCGCCGCCACCGCCGACGCAACCGTAGTAACCACCAGTACCACCAGCACCAGCACCTAGAGCAGATGTCGTTGACTGCAACCCTGCAGGGGGACCGTTACCATTAGCACCAGCACCGCCATCATATCCATCAGCACCAGCTCCACCACCTCCACCAGCACCGATAACAGTTTGTGTTCCTCTTCTAAGAAGAGTTGCTGCGCCACCACCACCGCCGTCAGCGTCTGCGTGACCTTCGCCACCTGCTCCACCACGACCAGAGTGAGATGCACTACCACCATTTGGGTTATCAGTAGTACCAGATGTACCATCATATCCAATCTGAACATTCCAGTTTTGTTGTGTAAATGAACTGAGTTGATCAGATCTTAACTCAGCATATACTCTGCCACCATATGAACCCTGTCTGCCACCTCTAGCATCACCACCCTTTGCACCATGAACATAAAATGCAACTGATGTTGGATTAGCAACTTGAGTCAGGTTAAAAGATCCATCACTAGTTAATTCTGTGTCTAGTGTTCCACTCTGTCCGCCAACAAATACGTTTACACCATTGGTTCCTTGACCATATGGTGGGTATCCAAGTAATCCACCAATGCCACCGCTACTTGGATTACTTGGATAATCTGCATATGGATATCCATTACCAGATATACCATTTCCTCCAGGAGTTCCAGAAAGACCAGTGTTTGCACCCACACCCTCTGTGCCATTTGTAATTGTAGTACCACCTTGTCCACCAGCACCACCACCAAGTCCACTAGATCCTCCACCTCTTTGTCCACCGTTTGCAGTAAGATCGATCTTACTTCCATCACCAATTGTTAATCTACTAGCAGTTCCACTATTTCCTTGAATAGTTCCAGCAGCACCAGATCCACCACCACCAACAACAATATATTGTAAGGTTTTTGGATTACCAGTTACATTTGTAAAATTGATACTATAGTTACCAGGACTGGTAAATTCCCACTCATTAGAATAATCATAAACTGGTGTACCACCAGTTGTTATATTTCTACCGCCAATAATAGAGTTTGTGGAGAATCTTAGAAACTCTGGGTTTGGAATATATGTTTGGAACTCATATGATCCAGCACCATTTGCACCAGATGCAAGATAGTATTGATCATTCTCTGGTTCAGTAGGATCTTTAATACTACCATTGCCACCTGCACCACCAAGATAATCAAATACATCATAGGTTGCAACAGTATTATCTGTATTTGCAACTCTCAGTAGTCCATGCTTGTGTGTAAATACCTGACCTGTTGTTGGATACCATCTAGAAATTCTACCAGATCCAAGTTTATAATCTACAAGATATCTATCACCACTACTCTCTTTAATCCATTCCTCACCACCAGGAATACTGTGATACATGGTGTGGTTATGTTGTGGAGCACCAGGAACTCTGGACTCTCTCATGGTAACAGTTACTGTCTGAGACCCAATGATAGTACAACCAGTATTCTCAGTAACTTGTTCGTATCCAGAGGTTACAATTCTACCCAGAGAGAAATAATCATCCTGAGATTCTTTAGCAAAATACCAGAATCCACCTGTAGTTCCTACACCCAATGTACTGTTGCCAGCATTAGGAGAGTTGTTGCCAAATACAGGACCATTGCCAACAATTTTCTTTGCTTTTGTATCAGGAACTTTAAATGTTCCTAGATTAGGATCTCCCCACCATTCAAATACATTATTAGTATTGATTCCTTGAATAGACCCAGTGGTAGAATTCCATCTAACTTCCGCTTGAGCACCAGTTCCACCACCACCTGTTAAAGTAACAATAGGTGCAGATGTATATCCAGATCCACTGTTTGCTACACTAATTGAAGTGACGATGCCGTTAGTAGTGTCAACACTAGCATATGCAACTGCCTGAACACCATTTGTTGCTTGAGGCGCAGTAATATTAACAAGGGGTGCCGATGTGTATCCAGATCCACCATTAATTACATCAATTCCACTACTGGATGCACCACCATATTGAGTTCCGATAACAGCATAAAGAGCAGGATAGTCTGCAATATTATATTCCGTTCCATCACAATACAAATATCCTTCATGTGTATATGCTGGATCATCACCAGTATTATAGGAATTTCCAATAGTTTCAGAAAGTTTTGGAAATGATCCACCTGCAGGGCGATAGTGATGATCAAATGAGTTTTGTGTGCTCTTTAAATTGGGCACAATAGCTCCCACTGGTGTGGTGTCCACCAGCATATCGGTCAAGAATCCCTGTCTTGCGTTTCTATAACTCTGTGCCATTACTATTAGATCTTAATTAGGTATTCCATAACGATAAATGGAGCACATGCAGAATCAACAGATACTGATGCGTCTGCTCCGATAGTCATTGTTGTTATTAGATTTTCTGGTGGAACAACAATTGCTTGTGTTTTAACTTTATAGTTGTGATCACCTCTTTCCAAATCAATTCTGTGATTGTGACTTGTAGGATCAGTTCCAGCAGCAATTGTTAAATCAATTGTATCTGTAGAAACATTCTCAACATCTGTTGTAGCAGTTCCCTCTTTTACTGCGAAATTAGATTGCATTGGAAGAACATCATAAAGACTATTACCATTAAAATCAGTTGGAACTCCAGGATATCCTTGATCATATGTTACGGGAACATCGATAGTATTCGATGCAGGTGTTGGGTTTCCAGAATATAGACAAGCACCGAAAAGACCCCAAGT